TTCCTGAAGTAGACGTTTCCTCCCTGGTCGTTGAATCCCTGCTCTACTGCAGTCCTATATGCAGTCTTCCCTCTGCCCTCGCCCAGCATGTACCACCTAGCTCTAAACTCAGTCGAGCCATTAGTGTTATCTGGTACGTTACCAGCAGCGACTGCCTTGATGGCCTCTATGATCTTCTGCTGTTCTTCTGGTGACGCCTTTCTATAACCGGCATACTGGCCAGGAGCGCGAGCTACTTGTCTCAGGTTACCACTAGGCCCGTATCCTCGACCGCCCACTCTATTCATCATGTTATTGATGACGGCATAGTAGCTAGTAGGATCACTCATACGCGCCTCACCAGCGATGACGTTAATCACGTCTGGGCTCAAGTCTGCTTCAGTGAGTGGATACGTCGGTCTGTAGGTACCTGCCGCTCCTGGTGTAGGAGCAGTGATGTCACCTCCTAGGTTCGACTGAGTGGAGAACGAGGCTGCTGTGTCTGAAGGACTTACTCCTCCGCCAATCTCAGCGTCGACTGTCTCATTGACTCCGGCGCTCGTGGGTCCGTATAGTCTGTCGCTCATCTGCTGTCTAGCTTCAGGAGTATCAGGTATCGGATTAGGTGGAGCCGCAGGCGCCAATGCTGCTCCGGCCTGTGCGGCAGTATCAGTCGTGACTCCTGCAGGAGCTTGAGTCTCTGGTGCAGGTGGACCAGATGTTTGAGGAGGAGGTGCAGCGCTCGGAGTTGCCGCTGGAACGGCGCCGGGAGGTGCAGCAGACGGTGGCGGAAGTGCCGACCCAGCTCCTGCCGTAGAAGAAGCCGTCGCATTAGCGACTGCTGCATCACCGGTCTTGGCTCTACCCAAGAGACTATTCACGTACGACTCGACATACGCGCCGACATCTTTGACTACCTGAGTCTTCTCTGACATCGTGAGGTCGTCGAAGTTCGGTACTACATTATTCCTGATGTCGATGGCATTCACTTCATTGTAAATGTCTCTGGTAATCAAGTACGCCTGAATGGCGAGAGCGGACGAGACTCCCGCTACGTATCCAGCCGGACCACCTAATCCACCGACGTTAGGAGCAACGCCAGAGACGAACTCCGCGCCGATAGATGTCCAAGTGTCACCAGACATGAATCGACTAAACGAGAAGTATCCACCCACGAGAGCTCCGAATATAGGAATACTCTTTAGGCCTATCGTAGTGGCGAGTTTGCCTCCGAATTTAGATAAGTAGGAGGGAACTTTAGGCAAGACTTTTGATATGGCCTTCTGTCTGGCAGTTCTCGTGGTTCTCTCCACGATAGCTGCAGCGCCTACAGTCGCTCCCGCGCCTAGCCCCACGTCACCCATCTGCATCGTGTCACTTGCTACTGTAGGGGCACCAGTCGATCCAGAAGCTGCAGCCGAGGGAGATAGGTTAGCATCCGGAGCCTGTTCTTCTTCTGAAGAGCCAGAACCCATGAGATAAGATCCGGCTGCACCCACTGCAGCGACCGCTCCTACTGCAAGGCCGAATTTTCCTGCTTTACCTACAGTCTTAGCGGCGCCCTTCAAGAAAGAACCGGCTTTACCACCGAGAAGGCCGCCTACCAATCCCTCTACAAAACCGACGCCACCACCTCCGGTATCTTCCTCTTCTTTACTGCCTCCAGCTCCGCCTAGTATGCCCTGCTTCTGTAATTTATCGAGGGCGTCAGCTATCCTCCTCATGGTCTCTTCGTTGCGACTGCCGTTGAGTCTAAGACGATTCTCGAGCTGAGATTCCAGTTGTCTGAATTTGCGAGCGTCTCTCTGTCTATAGATGTTCGTCTCGACTTGACTCAGAGTCCGGCTAGTCTCGGCTAGATTCCTATTGACATCGCCTATGATATTCGAGTTGTTTCGAATGTCTGATGACACGTTGAGCATAGCGTCAGAGAGCTGTCGGAAGTCAGAGACTATACCGAAGCCTATAGTCTGAACGATCATGTCCAGCTGCTCTTTGGTCGTATTATCCGCCATTCCTGGTTCTCATCTCTTCTTCTACTTGCTTCTTGTACGCGACTGCTAAGTCTACGTATACGTCCCTCTCGAAAGGAATCAAGGCCTCGATGTCGGAGATCGAGTACTTATGATGATGCGCCAAGCCAAACACTACTTCGTAGTAGTTCTTGAGGTTGTTGTGACTCAGCCCAATATAAAAAAATCGTTTAGATTCTTGAGCACTGCCTTTCTGTCGTGCCCGAGAGAGTTCTTGTAGTCGATCTCGTAGTACATCTTCGGCATTGTCTCGAAGAAGTTAGTGATCTTCGTGAAGCCGGCGATGTCGATGCTCTGCACGAACTCGTCTTGCTCTGCGTCAGTAGCGTCACTGAACTTAGTGATAGTGTCGCCGTCTATGACGAACTCGATGCAGTACTTCATGACTTCGAAGAATGCCTTCGTCTCTACCTGCATCACTGCTATTGCATCCAGCATCTGAGTAGTCGGATACCTCAGCACCACACTCACAGTGTCATTCAGCGAGATCTTAGGAGTGTGTAGTGGATTCTTCTTCATCCCGACATTCTCGAGATCCACGTCGAAACTGTACTCTTTGCCATCCTCGTTGTCAGTGAGGTAGATCTTTGCCATGTTACTGACTGACCTGGACCTGAGCTTGAGGAACAAGTACTCGATGTCGAATGTTGCGATCTTATCGGCCTCGAATTCTTTATCCTGGCAGCAGTTCGCAATGACTTGCTTCAGAGCCAATATGATTTCCTTGAGGTCTCCGCTCTGCTGTGCCATGAGGAGGATCTTCTCCTCAGATACTAAGAAAGGCCTGAACTTATAGGTCTTCTGCGTCGATGGTACTTCCAACTCAAAGATTGGATACTGTAGTTTCGGAAGTGGCATAATTAAGTCTCCATGTTAACGTCTATTTTGGGCCGCGTTGTAGTTGAACGGCGTATTGATTGCGCCTCCAGAAGATCCGGCGGCTTGTTGCGTGCCGGTCTGGTAGCCAGACTGATCTAGCACGTCGCTGTACCAATCGAAGTAGCTGAAACTCACTGGTAGCGACAGGTACTGGTCGTTGTAGCTATAACTGAGCTGCACTGAACCTATCTCTATGGGGAAGGCTCTATTGATGACCGTCTTATTGACGATGTCTAGTTGCAACTCGTTAGTAGATGACGAAGTAGTCTGACCAGCCACTACGTACAGAGTCATGGTAGTCTCGTAATCTGCCTTGTAGCCGGCCTCAAAAGCCATGACTTCGTTTACTGCGGAACGCCACACTGCTCTACCTTCAGTAGTATAGTTCACTATGCCTCTCATCCAGTTGCGAAAGAACGAGAGCGTGTATCCTTTGGCGTCCACTATGAAGGTCGCGCCTAGTGGCTGATATATCGGCGCGTATGCCTTGAGCTCAGAAGGTCCGTATCCGTATGGACGAGAGTCCACTGTCGCTAGAGATATGCCTGGCATGGTGACGCTGTCGCAGTAGAGTGTGATGTCTTCTAGGTCTTCTCCACTCGTCGGCATATTCAAGGCGCGAGCTGCGCTCAGTAGACCCGGCGGCGGAGTGATGATCAGTTTGTATAGGTTGTTTCGGGCTATGCCCTTTCGGGCCATGAGAGCTCTAAACTCGTCTATGTCAAACCCTTTTCCGATGGCTGGCATTACTTGTACTTTCTCTTTGTTCCGATGATCTTTCTCGAGTCGGCGTATACTTTACCAGAGCCAGCTCCCTGGAATCTCTGCAGCGGCAAGAATATGGCTATCGGCCACTCGTCTGGTTCTATGTAGAGGAACGGCGACTTGACGTGGCTAAACAAGTATCTCTTCAAGCACGGCTTGAAGTAACTGAGTCTAGAGTATTTAGTCAATATCGAGTAAGACAACTTCAAGTCTTCGAACTCATTCTTAGACCCGAAGCCGACTAGGCTACTGAAAAGACTGGCTCTGAGAGTCGGTGGGAGGTAGTGTAGATTGATGCCCAAGAATCCGGTAGCGTCCATCTGTATGGGGAATATCAGAGGATACATGTCCCAGTAAGGCAACGTCTCCTTGTGCTTCGCGTCGTATTGAAAGAGGAACATGCTGCCTGGAAGAGGCGATGGTACGAAGTTCTGTCTGTAGTCGCCTGCAGTCAGCAGAGTGTTCGGGCTGATCTTACTGCCGCTAGCTTTTTGACGAAACCACTCCAGAGCCGACTTCGACTTTTTTCCCGCCTCTATGGGCGAGATCTCGAGTATCTTATCGAATATGTTTGCCATTAGATCCTCTTGATGCCGAGTTCTCGTTCTGTCATTACCATAAATAGCCAGCCGCGATCTTCACAGAACTCGCGCGCGGCCTTCCATTTGGCCTGATTCTTGCCATACTCAAAGACTTCGTTCACGTACCTTCGAGTCATCCTACTCGGTTGCTTCGGCGGTTCGGCTTGGACGGCCGGCTTCACTTCTATGACTAAGATGGATCCGTCCGTCTTCTTTACCCAGAAGTCAGGAAAGTACCGGTGTATTCTATTATCTACAGGAGACCTATATGGAATACAGAACTCCTCTGAGGCCCACTGGACTACTTCTCCGTGAACGTCTAAATAGCCCATGAGTTTGAGCTCCCAACCAGACCTATAGATGATGTTGGTCGGGTCTCCTTTGTACTTTTCTGGATTCTTGGGCTTGAATCGGCCTTTAGAGCTCATGATAAATACTATTTATGCATATCTAAGGAAAGAATTCTATGGCCACATCGGCTAATGCTCTCGCTACGGCTAGTCAGATCACTTCAAAAGTCGGGGCGATGATTCCCCTCGGACAGATCAGCTCGGTCGTCCAGACCCTCTCCAACATCCAGGGCTTCAATCCAGGAGCCTTTGGTCAGCTCTCTGGCACCATTCAAAGCGCCCTAAAAGGATTCGATCAGGCTTCCAGCTTGGTTCAAGGCTTCGCTAGTGGTTCTCCAGTCCAGGCGTTCACCAGTGCGCTAGGCGCTACTGGACTAGCTGGATCTTCTATCTCTGCGATAGCCGGCTCGGCTGCGTCTGCTTATAGACAGGCGGACTCTTTCTTGAGTGCGGTCGGTCAAGCCAGCAGTTTTAGCAGGTTGACTAGTCAGAGACCAGGCGTGGAAGAAGTCAGGGCTAGGAATCAGGCCGGCAGTGGATCACTTCAGTTCCCACGAGACATCGGCAAGTACTGGATGGCCATGCAGTTTGAATACGCCAGCTTCGATACTATCTCATCTATTCAATTGGGTAGCTACAGTAGGAAAGGATCCGGAGACGTATTCTTACCAGTTCCTATGAATCTAACCGATGTCAACGCTCTCGTCTATCAGCCTCTCAGTCTAACTGAGAAAGGTAAAGAAGCTCTGGGTGGCTTAATCGGAGGATTAGCCGGCGCAAGTGATGTAGTCCAAAAACTTGGTAGGTTTGGAGATGCTCTCGGAGGTATTTTTAATGCCGTATCAGCAGTCGGCGAAGCAGGTCTAGCTCTATCAGGATTCGCGGTCAATACTCACCAGACTCTCAAGTTCGTTCAACCTAGCTTGAAGTCTCATGCGTTTTCCTGGAAGTTAGTGCCGTCTACCAAAGAAGAGTCAGAGATACTCTATAACATCATACGCTTCATCAAGTCTAAGATATACCCTACTTCGGATTACGGAGGATTAGCATTCAAGTACCCGCATCTGATCAATATCATTCTCTACAATCAAGATCAGATGTACATCTTTAAGCCAGCGTACGTAGAGTCCTTCTCCGTCAACTACACCACTGAGAGTGGTCCAGCATTCCATAAAGACAAGTATCCAGTATCAGTCCAGATCGACATGAAGATCACAGAGACTGTGGCATGGCTAAGCACGGACTTCTAACATGGCTACGAGTAGAAACTATTTCCAGAAATTTCCGGCTATCTCTTACAATGACTACGTCGTCAGAGACATAAGCGTACGCGCCAAGCTCACTCAGTATCTACAAGAGACGGGATTGGCGCTTCTTCCTTACACGATAAAGGAGGGTGAGAGAGCAGATAGCATATCGGCCTTCTACTATGAAGATCCTTATTACGCATGGGCCATCTACCTCGTCAACGGCATCCTAGACCCCTACTCAGAGTGGCCGAAGACATCGCAGACTCTGGATCAATACGTAATCGACACCTACGGCAGCGTAGAAGAAGCCCAGGATCAGATCTTGTACTATGAAGTCGACTGGGCCAGCGACACTACTCTCTTATCCGTGGATCAATACAATGCTCTCCCACTGTCTAATAAGAAGTACTGGGAGTCGCAGGCTGGATACAATGGTGAGATCATCAACTACTTCAGGCGAGAGCTCGACTGGACGGCTGACAACAATCGAATCGATCAGATCACGGTCATCTCTAACTCTTCCGTCAATAGCCTAGCCGGCTCGTTCGAGGTGGGAGAGCGAGTCTATCAGTACAACTACCTCAATGACATCGCGGTGAAGAGCACCGTCATCTCGGTAGACACCACGACCGACGCTAACACCATTCCGTACAAGTACACTAACAGTACTTTCTACGACGTGACGTTTACCAGCGGCAACTCGACCATCACCGTAAAGAGCGCTTCTCAATTGCTTCCGAAGGCCAAAGTTAGTGGCACTAACATACCGGCCAACACGTACATAGAAGCAATAGTGAGTGGTACTCACGTGAGATTGTCTGCGGCACCGACTGGCGCCCCGGTAGCCAACAGCACCTACAGCTTCATGAATCCGGCTCACGCCAAGATCACTGTACAGAAAGTAGACTTCTCAGACGTCATCTTCGCTTCTAACGCTACTCTGGCAACTCCTAACGCCTTCTTCACCTACTCGACTGCAGGCGCATATCAAGACGTCGGTAACTATCTTATCGGCAGAAAGAATGACGCCAACGTGGTGGTACTGACTCATACTAGACTCGACACCAACGTCACTGCCAACGCGTT